CAGCCGCTAGAGAAGTTTTGTATCGTTATCAAATCATGTATGAGAATCTTCCTACATGGCTTCAGCAAGGTGTCACTACATGGAACAAGGGTGACATTGCTTTAGAGAATGGTTCAATCGTATTCACAGCCGCAACAAGCGCATCAGGTATTCGTGGTAAGTCAGTTAACTTATTGTACGTTGACGAAGCCGCTATCATACCGAACAATGTAGCAGAACAATTCTTTACTTCAGTTTATCCTACGATTTCTGCTGGTGAAACAACAAAGATTCTGCTAAGTTCTACCCCACTAGGATACAACCATTTCTGGAAGTTCTGGAATGATGCAGAGAATGATAGAAACGGATTTGTCAATCTATTCATTCCGTATTGGGACATTCCTGGTCGTGATGACGCATGGGCATCTGAACAGAGGAGATTGCTTGGTGAATTGAAGTTTAATCAAGAGGTATTATGTAACTTCTTGGGTTCTAGTCTTACACTCATTGCTTCTGATTCTATTGCACAAATGTCGGCTAGTCCTATTCTTTATCAAAAAGATGGGCTTGATATTTACCAAAGTGTCGAAAAAGATCATGCGTATTGTATTGTTGCAGACACAGCAAAGGGTGTCGGTGGTGACTATTCAGCATTTCAAATCTTAGACATAACTAAAATGCCATACAGAATTGTGGGTAAGTACAGAAACAATGAAATCAGCCCACTTCTATATCCATCAGTATTGTATAGAATTGGCAAAGAATACAATGAAGCATATGTTCTAATTGAAATCAATTCTTCAGAGCAAGTTGCAGAGATTCTCTATACAGAATATGAATATGAAAATATCATTTCTGTTAGCAGAACACCACAGGGTCAAGTTGTCAATGGTGGTTTTGGTGGAAATAAAACACAGCTTGGTGTCATTACAGACAAGAAAGTTAAACGCATTGGATGTTCTAACTTCAAGTCATTGGTTGAAGAGAAAAAACTTATTATCAATGACGCTGACACTATAGCTGAGATTTCAACATTCATTGAAAAGAGAAACAGTTATTCTGCTGACGAAGGATATCACGATGACTTAGTTATGCCTCTAGTGCTATTTTCGTGGTTGACAACAAACTCATACTTTAAAGAGTTGACAAATATCAATATACGAAAAGAATTATACGAAGCAAGAATCAAAATGATTGAAGAGGAAGTCACTCCTTTTGGATTTATAAATAATGGTGACGAAGAAAATCAATTAGTTGATGCAGGTGGGCAAGTTTGGCAAGTAGAAAACTATCGCAAATCTGATTTTTTATAAATAAATTAAACAAACCTAACATCAAAACATCATTATAACAAGGAGAATTCAATGGCTATAAGTCTAATTTCACCAGGAATCAAGATCACCGAAACAGATTTGGTATCTTCCTCACAGTCAGTATCTTCAACCTCTGGCGGATTTTCTGGCCAGTTTCGTTGGGGTCCGATAGATCAAGCAACACAAGTTACTAATGAAACTGAATTAGTAAATAGATTTGGTAAACCAAATGCAACTAACTCTGTTGACTTTTTGTCAGCCGCTAACTTTTTGGGCTATTCTGGTTCGTTGTTCGTTGTTCGTTCTGCAAACACAGCGTTAAATGCTACAGCAGAAGCAACAACTGGTTCAGGTACAGCGGGTACTGGTACATCTATTAAGAACGATGACGTATACATTAACACAGCATCATTTAACGTTGGTCCTTGGGCCGCTCGTTATTCTGGCGCATTAGGAAACGCACTTAAAGTTTCTGTTTGCCCAAGTTCATCTGCTTACACTAGCGCATTAACTGGAACATTTACTGTATCAGCAGGTTCTACAACAGTTACTGGTTCTGGATCGGCTGCAAATACACAAATGCAAGTTGGCGATTTCATTGTATTGGGTGGCCGCACATCTAAAGTTACTGCGATTGCTAACGCAACATCATTTACATTAGAATCTGCACACTTAACTGGTGCTTCTGGTGCTTCAGCGACACGCCGTTGGGAATTCTTTGGTGAGTTTGATTCTGCACCAGGAACATCTACAAACGGTGCCGCATTGGGCGCATCTGGTGATGAATTGCACGTTGTTGTTCAAGACAGAACAGGCGAAATCACTGGTACAGCAAATACAGTTTTAGAGAAATTCGGTTATCTTTCTAAAGGTTCTGACGCTAAAGCTGATGCTGGTGGTAGCAACTTCTACAAAACAGTTATCAACGAACGTTCTAACTACGTTTGGTGGGCTGCCCACGACAATGCTGGCTCTAATTGGGGTAACACATTGTCTGGCACAACTTACACAGCAGTAAGCACACCTAAGACATATTCTTTGGCTGGTGGCTCTGATGGTAATGCATTGACAGATGGCGATAGATCAACATCTTATGTTTTGCTTGCAAACAAGCAAGAAGTTCCAGCATCTATTATTGTAACTGGTCAAGCAAATGCTACAGTGGCAAACAGAATTATTGCTGACGTTGCTGAAGTTAGAAAAGACGTTGTTGTTTGTGTATCTCCAATAAGAACAGCGGTAGTTAACAATGCTGGTTCTGAAGCGACTTCAGTTGTTGCATGGGCAGACACAGTTACACGTTCTACATACGCAGTTGCAGACAGCGGTTGGAAATATCAGTACGACAAATACAATGACGCATACATTTATGTGCCATTGAATGCTGACACAGCAGGTTGCATGGCACGTAACGATTTCCAACGTGAGCCATGGTTGTCTCCAGCAGGTTTCAGCAATGGTCGTATTCAAAACTTAGTTCGTTTGGCATACAACCCAAGTCAAGCTGACAGAGATACATTGTACAAAGCCGCAGTTAATCCAGTTATTACACAAGTTGGTCAAGGTACAGTTTTATTTGGTGACAAGACATTCACATTGAAAAACACTTCAATGAATCGTGTTAACGTTCGTAGATTGTTTATTGAATTGCAAAAGACAATTGGACAAGCCGCAGACAATGTATTGTTTGACCAAAATGATGAAACAACAAGAAGTGGTTTCGTAAGTCTAGTTGTTCCTTACTTGAGAAGCGTTCAGTCTAGAAGAGGTATTACAGCATTCAGAGTTGTTTGTGACGCAACAAACAATCCAGAAGATGTAGTAAATTCTAACGAATTTGTTTGCGATATTTTCGTACAACCAATCCGTTCTGTTAACTTCATTCAACTTAACTTTGTCTCTGTAAGAGGTACCGCTACATTTGCTGAAATTGCCGCATAAATAATAGAGAATAAACAAGGAGAATTATATGGCAATTACAACAATTCAAAGTTTGAAGGACGTTCTTAATACGGGCGCCCGTTCAAATTTGTTTAGAGTTACCTTAACAGGATTACTTGATCCCGACAGAGATGATGACTTTAGTTACTTGTGCAAGGCAGCCCAGCTGCCAGGATCAACTTTAGGCATCATCGAAGTTCCATTCTCAGCAGGCAGAAGATTTAAAGCGGCTGGAGATAGAACATTTGCTGACTGGACAACAACAGTTATCAATGACTCTAATCATACAATTAGAGAAGCATTAGAAGACTTGCAGAGAGAATATGGAGTTACTGATTATAATTCAGAAACTTCTAAAACTAGAACTGGTGGAACTGCAACAGAATTTTCTACCATTTTAGTTGAACAACTTAATCAAGCAGGCGATGTTATCTATACATATACGCTAGAAAACTGTTGGCCACAAGATATCAGTACTATTGATTTGTCTTATGACTCTACAGATACTCTTGAAGAGTTTACTGTAACTTGGTCTTACGACTACTTTACATTCGAATAAGGAATAAAAAATGGCAAACGAATTTTTCAGTATTGATACCTTTAGAGAAAAACTAAATGGTGGATCAAAAGCAAATTTATTTCGTATGGATATTGAAGTTGAAGAAGACATTGACGGTGTTAATTTAGCTAACGTTCCTATTCTATGCAAGTCTGGTGCTATTCCAGCATTTACGTTGGGCGTTATTGAAGTTCCATTCAGAGGAAGACGAATTAAAATTCCTGGTGATAGAACATACGCAGACTGGACAGCAACATTCATTAACGATGACAATCAAAACATTCGCAAATCTTTCGACAATTGGCTAAATACCATTGTCAATGTTGATGGAGAACAAGCGTTGAGAGATGGTACAGATTCATATCGTTGTACTATTACTGTCAGTCAGTTAAAACCTGATGGCTCAGTTGCTAGAAAATATAAATTGTTTGATGCGTTTCCAACTGATGTTTCTGCTATTGATTTGTCTTACGACACTACGGATGCAGTTCAAGAATTTACTGTCACATTCCAATATCACTATCTTGATGTTGGTGTTGCAGATGGCGAACCCGCGGCAGGATCAGGATCGTAAAAAAAGACTTAAATAATGAATTTTACGCAACATAAATAATTGCGTAATAGTTGTCAATAATGGGGGCTATTACGCCCCCATTTCTTTTTAGAGAGACTCAAATATGGCGATAAAACTTTTTGGATAT